TCCTGGGCGGATCCCATATCCATCTTTCCGAGACCGGTCTTTTTGGGAACCGCTTTGACAACCACTTTTTGTGGTACCACGACATACTCTCCGGCGCCGGAATCGTAGACCTGAGCTGCGCCGCGCAAGTCCAAATGATGCGCCTTGGGTTCGGCCAGAGAGATCTGGTTTCCGGTGATGGTCCGCCAGTTGAGCTTCAGGGCCATGGATCCGTAGTGCCCGATCACGGGGCTCTCTACTTCACCGGCAATCCCTGCCCCTTTGACCGTGTCGGTCAGCGCTTCCAGATCGGGCAATTCAACGTCAGCCGTGCCGAGGAGATCTGTGCCGTCCAGGTACACACGGAAGTTAATCAGTTTTTCAGGTGTTTTGTTTGCCATGGTTCAATGCTCCTTATCCGAACAGGGTTTCGAGATAGTCGGGATCGTATTCCAGAATAAAATCGATCTCGCGCGCAGGGCTGGGTGGCGTGATGTACACGTGGAACTTGATCTTGCCGTCCATCGTGTCTGTGCTTGGATTCTCTTCAGACTGGAATTCAACCCGACCACCCAAGATAAATTCACGCGCGGCCAACCCGTTCAGCCAGATGTTTGCAGAATCCACGATTGTCTCAATCAGTCTGCGCGTGATCGGAAAATCAACCTTCTGCCAGTACGTTGTGGTCAGGGTGTTCCCGATCCAGTTGAACATCCTGCGGATAGGCAGAAATGCGTCTTTGACGTCTGTCACAGCGGGATAACACCCGGTCCGGTTGCCCCAACACTTCCAGCCCCCGATGAAGTTCAATGCGGTAACAATGCCGTTCCCGTTCAGATAGTTTGCCTGGTCGGGACCGAGCCACACCTCTTCACCGTCAGCAACGGCTGAATCCATCTGGAACGAATGATTCGACGGGCTCTTATAGGGGATGTCTTCATTGTCGGCATCAATCTGGGCAAGCAGCCCGGCAACCTGCGAGGACATCCAGTACTCATTGTCTCCGAGTTTCACCTTGGGCCAGCAGATGACCTGCTGCTCATCCATGAAGTTGTTCAGATTTTTCAACGAGGGGGCGTCCGTGTATACTGCTGCGCCGTCCGAGCTGGAATCAAGGTCAATGACGGCAATAGCTTTGAAGTGCTTGTTGATATTTCCAGCTTTGGCCGTCATTGTCGCAGCAACGGTGGTGTCATGTGACCAGCCCGGCGCTACAATCTGCCCTGGAACCAACCGGAACATGGGGAATACAGAGTCAACGAGTTCCAGCCCGGTAGCCTTCATGGTTGTCGTATCGATCCCGCCAACAATATTTGCTGTAGTGACCAGGGAGGGGTCGCCGTATTCATAAGACACGGTCACTGTCTCCCCTGCCGTCAGGGAACCGTCAGTAAGGCGAGAGATGGTCCCTGCGATGGCATCGACCGCATAGTCCGTGCCCTCGATCAGCACTGTTTCAGATTCGTTTTTGACTTCGGGGTCTCCAACAATCCCGGGATGCCCGGTATCGATGACACCGTCCACAAAGGTGAGCTCTTCTGCAGTTACCGCTGTCTTGTGGGTAGCCGGGTCAAACACGTTGACCAGGACAACAGGAGCCACATTGAACAGGCCAAAAAATGCGGACATGAATTCACATAATGTGTAGCTGCCCCAGTCGTCAGAATACCCGCACGCGGCCACGGCCTCTTTGTACGTATTACAGAGGACGGGTGTGTTTACCGGCACACTGCCATCCTCGACCAGATGAACCGGCGCCGTGCCAAATACAACCGGCATAGCAGCTCCAACGGTACGAGGGGGCAGGATTGAGGTGGGTTCTTCCGAAAAATACACGCCATGTCTGTACGTCATGGGTCTTAACCTCCGTTAATAACCTGCGCCGAACACATCCGGTGCAGCTGTTTGGTCCTCGATTTGAGGGGTTTTCCAATGTGAAACAATCTTGCCAAGATAATATGGATGAGCCTGCAGGCCCTCATCGTCTCCAACCGTCCACTTCACGGGCAAATCTATGGTCCAGCGACCAACAGTCTGGTGGGACATCAGTATCCTGCGGGCACGGTCGATCATGTTCTGCAGATCATGGCCACCGCCTTGCACTGATTCGGCTGTGTATGCCCCGCAGATGAACTCCACCTGGGTATCCCCGTCGCCGTCGCGGTCTTCACCTGCCCGTGCCCGGACAACGATGAAGGGGAAATCCTCTTGCTGGTCCTGTGGCTTACGGCGGGGCTCCAGGCCGTAGGTGACAATCTTTGTAGGGGCATGCTCTTCCTCGCGGCCGGGCACCCGAAACATCACATCTGCAAATTCGGATTGCAGCAACTCCTGCAGTTTTCGTAATAGGATATCCGTCATTTCAGCCCCATCTTTTCAAACATCCGCGAGACTTCGTGGTCAAAATTCTTTGAAAACCGCTCCTCTGCGCCTTCACAGATTCTGTCAGAGACGGCCTGTTTAGACAGCATCTGCGGGACGGAGAGGCCGTACAATTTAAACACTTTATTTTCTGAACTCTTATGACCCAGACGGCTGTACATCCCCCGACCGCGAACGGGCATGTCGGCAATAAAGCTGCCGGCAACACGAACGCGACCAGTCTTTTTCATGACCTTCACAGATGCTCCGATCCTGGGGGGCTTTTTGTGCTGAGGCTGGCGGGGCAATGCCCCGAATTCGTACAGCGACGTTCTGAACCCGGTGGAGCGGACCATGGTATACACGCTGCCCGTCGGCCGGGCCTTTTTGATATACACCGAACTGCGCACCGTGGCCGCGCGCACATTGTATTCCTTGCGGGCCTCGCGAGACATGTCCGTTTTTACGCCCGCAGCGGCCCGATTGAGCGCCCTGGCCGCTGCCTTTTTTGCGGTGGGGCCAAACGTCTCTATAAGCTCGACGGCACGATCAAGTTCATCAGATTTGATCCGGACCTGAAACAGATCTTCTCTGCTCGCACGTCCCAGCTCATTATGTCTCGCGGTTGCCATTATGCAATATTCCTTGTGAATTCGATTGTTAGCGTCAGGCCATTATCCTTGACGGACTCCACAAACCACACGACCCCGTCGAGGTCGACCTCTTCATCCGGATCCGGAACGGATACCTCACCGGAATGAAAAACGATCTTTGTCCTGGCAACGCTGGTAGCGTAATCACTGTCGCGTCCTGCACTGGATGATATCACCACTACAGTGACAGGGTCGCCGTTGTATGTGATCTCCTTGCCACGATAGAGAAGAATGGCGCTGAGCTTTGCATGCATCAATCCTTGCTGGTCCATCTATAGGCCCTCTTGTTCCTGAGCGCACCGGATGCACAGTCGGCACCCGGCGACGGCAACCCGCCGAGCCTCTCCAATAGGTTCGCCGCAAATCTCGCAATAGATAAGGGATTCTTCTTCAGGAGTTGCCATCTGCGCCGTACGCGCAGCCAGCAACTGAGATCCAAGATCGGGGGCGAGGTCGACGATATCCATGGCCTAGTTCTTGGTTTCCAGGTCGGGCAGGCTGGCCATTGTTTGTGCCTTGGCTCTCAAGGTGTCGACGTCAGGCACTGCATATCCAGCGTCGCATAGACGGTCGGCCAACTGCAGAGCCAGCGGAACCAGTACGCCGACAACGGGAGACACTACGGGGGCGCCGGCGGCTACTGTTATCGCCGCGACCAGGTTGCCGGCAGCCTGGGCCGTTTCTTTATCGATTAAACTCATGACGCATCTCCTCTGATTGTCTGATATAGTGACACCGCATCGTCCAACGCACTACGCGCCTCGGCAAGCGCTGCAGAGTATGCCTCGCTCCTGCTGGTTGCGTTAGTTTGTTCGCTCAACTTCCAAGCAATGGCAGCGTCGCTGGCCAGCTTGATTGACCGTTTTGCGATGTTCATTATCGGGGCCAGCGTCGATTTGCACCACGATTGCTGACCGGGCGACAGCTCCGGGACTGCGGTTGTATACGCCTCGTGCATGTCCATGTATTCGTCAATCATCAGGTCCACAGTGGCTATTGCCTGATCCCGAGGCGAAAGATCAGCGATAGTTTTTACTGCACATCCAGGACAGAGGAATGCGACTTGAGCGGCCAGTCCCATGGCAATAAATACAATCGGCAGCTTTTTCCCGGTCACCGCGCTCAAGGATTCTTTAATCGCCGTAAACAGCAGATCGTCCCACTTCCATTTGCTCTTCGCGACATACTTGTCCGCAATCATGATAATGAGGGCGACAAGCGCCCAGTTCTGTATGATCCACTCCATTACAATTCTCCTGTTCTGAGTATTGCTACAATTTCTTTGGCACGCCGCGGAACCTGCTTGAACCAGCTGGAGTCCTCGGCCTGAATTGCAACCTGCTCCCAGTCTCTATTTTTAACAGCAGCTATCATTTTCTTGAATTTCCGAAAGCCTGATCCGCCAAGCTGAAAACGCATATCCACAAGCGCCCACGCCCGGAATCCAAGCAATGCGGGGTTCCAATCAACAAAAATGGTTTTGAGATCGTTTTCGCATTCCTGCAGGTCGTTACGCAGTAAAAGCATAGCCTCGGAAGGGGTAATGCCACGATCCTCAATGTTTCGACCGACCCCTATAGTCAGCTTCCCTGCCGGACAGCGGTACGGTTTCAGGCGCAGGCCTTCGTGGGCGAGGACCATTTGTTCGATGTCTTTGTATTTTTTCATTATCTTATCCGTTGCAGGGCCGTGATTATTACAGCCGTGGTGATTGCGGAAATGACCGAGCTTGCACCAATCATCTTCCAGACCTGCTTTTCCATCTCTGACAACCGACGTTCAACCGCATCCAGCCTGTCCGATCGGATCATGCAACGCTCTGAGATCTGCCCTGTATAAGATTCCAAAGACGCTTCCATGCGGGTAATCCGCTCCCGGATGTCGTTTAGGGCTTCCCATAGAGGGCCGTTCTCAGCCATGGTGTCTCCATATTCTGCAATAAACAGACTCCCACGCCCCGGCGATCCGCCACGCCCTGGCATGGTTGATGCCTAGATCCACTAGGCGGCAATAGATATGCAATGGGCAGAATGTGTGCTGGATCCAGTTTCGCATCGAGATTCCCTGATTTCACCTTCGCGCCCGCCCCTTCCCCGATGGACGGGATGGGCGCGAAGGCTAAGGAGGATGGTAGAGCTATTTGATGTTCCCGATGAGCAGCCCGCAATTTTTGCTCACCTGGCTTTTGGCGGCCTTGGTGTCAGAGTCGATGGAGGTAAGCAGGGCTTCGTCCGTGTCGTGACGCACGCGCAGGATGTTGGCCCGCACCTGGTCCTCGTAGTATTCCTCGACCACGAAATCCTCGGACGCGCCTTCGTTCCAGATAAGAGTCCGGCCGACACTGGGCTCGGAGATGTCAGATCCCGGAGCAGCCACGCGACAGAGCATGGCATAGTCACTGGACCAGATATCGGCGAGGCTTGCGTTGGCTCCTTTTTTGGCCGAATTCTTCAGGGCGCCTGCCACCTCGATATCGATCTCCAGGTAGGCCTCCAGGTGCTCCTTGGTGATGGCACCGGTCTTGGCCGTATCCGGGAAGATGTACTTGATGGCGTCCT